TTGGCAGATGTCATGGCTGATCCAATGGCTAGCCTGACCGACAAGTGCAAGGTGCTAGATCGTGCAATTAATGTGGAAAAGCTGAAACAAAAGATTTCTGACGATGAATGGGGTAGCGGGTTTATTGCAACAGATGATGAGGAAGGTTAAACTATGAACTTGTTTAATCACTCAGGGGATACACATGGAAGCAGTAGCACTTATTCGTCTAGCATTAAAGGTCATCTCAGACCGTTTGATGGTGATTCTGGCTCTAGCCTTATCGTTCAGTCTAGCGTGCTGGACAATGTACGAACCAACTCTGGAAAGACTGGGAACTATGGCGTTTTTCTGCCTTTTCAGCTATCTTCTACTCAACACACGAAAGAGAGAAACAAATGAAAAACATGATGAAGGAATATCTCAGTAAAGAACTTTCCGAAGAAAAGAACGAACCCCGTAGCTCGGTCGGTAAGCCAATGCGCTCTACCACCATTACGGATGCCATGATGCGTGGCAAGCCAAGTCGCACCAATCCAATGGGTTATATGTCGATGCAATGCTTTTCTGGTAGCCCAGATCAGCGTAAGTCACCAACATCTAAGCCTGGCAACGCTGGTGGAAAGGACATTATCTAATGGGAATAATGGCTTTTACCCCAATGGGGAACACCGTAACTCTGACCGCAGCAGTTAGCCCGCCAACTCCAGTACGAGCCTTATCGACAACAATTGGTGGCACTCAGTACCGCATTAACAATAGTGGCAATGTTGCTGTTTATATTGGATTTGGTGATACTGCTGCTGCTGCAACAGCAACGGCAAATACAACGATTGTTGGATCAACTATTGTAATGAACGCTAATAGCGTTGAGGTCTTTACTTTTAATGTTAACCAATACTTTACGGCTGCAACAGCTAGCGGCACATCGGTAGTTCAGATTACTCCTGGAGATGGCATTTAATGTTACGCTCTGCTGGCTCAATCACCTTTAATATTACTGGTGGTGGTAGCTTACGCTATGGTTCATTTTATAGCTCTGTTGACCAAACGGTAGCTGCCAACACTCCAATTGCCATGGCAGTCGAAACTACGGCTGATGCTGATGGTATAACTATGGAGTTAAATGCTTCTAACAAACGAACTGAAATAACCTTTGCAAATGCTGGTACATACAATATTCAGTTTTCAGCTCAGTATTACTATACTGGCGGTGGTGGGCAAGGACAAACGGTTGATATTTGGTTTGCTTTGAATGGCAACGCAATTGCTAATTCTGCTACCAAACTAGTTGTGCCATCCAATGCGCCTTATGTGGTCGCTGCCTGGAACTTTATTACAAGCGTAGCTGCTGGTGATTATATGGAAATATATTGGATCACCGATAACGCTAACATTCGTTTAGAACACATTGATGCAACAGCTACCGTACCAGCAGTACCATCTGTAATTATTACAGCTCAACAAATACAATAATAGGAAAATGATAGTGATTTATGTCAGACGAACTGGGGTTATCTGCTGGCGCTAAAGGCATCAGCGAGGGGATAAAGACAGGGCGAGAAGCTGGTCGTGAGATCGGTAAGAACATTGAAGAAGTACAGAAGGAAGCAGTCGATGTAGCAAGACAAAGAGCGCAAGCAAAGATTCGTGAGCGCAGAGAAGCAGAGTTAAAGAAGGAACGGGCGATATATAAAGCCCTTGAGGAGTACAAACACCGTAAGCAAATATCGGATGAGGAGTACAAATTAAGGGTAGAGTTTATAAAGAAGTACGGTACTAAAGAATGGGATAAATTAATCCAGATTAAGGCTGAGATTGAGAAGTTAGAAAAGGCAGACAAAGATTACTTTGATGCCGAGCTGTCAAAAGTAAGGTGGGTGCAGTTCTGGTGTTTTTTGGTTGCGGGATATATAGCTTATTTCATTGTATGGGGTGGTAAAAAATGATTCCATTAATGGCGTTATTTGATGTTGGGATGAAAGTTTTAGATAAGTTTATTCCTGATCCTGAAGCTAAGGCAAAGGCTCAGAAAGAACTCTTACAGATGCAACAAGAGGGTAAGCTAGCCGAACTTAATGCTGACAATATTGAAGCCCAAGAGCTAACTAAGCGCCAGCAAGCGGATATGGGTAGTGATTCTTGGCTATCCAAGAACATTAGACCAATGACTTTAATCTTTATTTTGCTGGTTTATACCAGTTTTGCTGGATTATCTGCTGCCGACATCGAAGTCAATAACAACTATGTTGAATTGCTAGGACAATGGGGTATGCTCATTATGAGCTTTTACTTTGGTGGTCGCACCCTTGAGAAAATTATGGACATGAAGGCTAAGAAAAATGATAACCCCGCTTAGTCTGCACTTTACTCTTGAGGAGTTAACGCATACCGATCATCGGCAGTTTGACAACACCCCAAACGCAGACGAACTAGCCAACCTTAACCGCCTTGCTAAGTTTTTAGAGCAAGTCAAAGATGTGCTTGGTGGCAAGCCTGTAATGATTAATTCAGCATTTCGCTCAAAACAAGTCAATGATGCCGTTGGCAGCAAGGATACTAGTCAGCACCGCATTGGCTGTGCAGCCGATATTCGTGTGCCAGGCATGACACCCGATGAGGTGGTTAAGACTGTGATGGCTGCTGGCTTAGGATACGATCAAATCATTCGGGAGTTTGACCGTTGGACACATATCTCGATCCCTAACAACCCAGAGGACAAGCCTAGACAGCAAGCCCTCATCATTGACAAACAAGGAACACGCCCGTATGCCGCTTAAAAAAGGTAGTAGTGACATGACAGTTTCATCCAATATCAGCAAAATGGTGAAGGAAGGTCGCCCTCAAAAGCAAGCCATTGCCATTGCATTAAGAACTGCTGGAAAACCAAAACCCCGTCAAATGAGAAAAGGAACTAGATAATGGAAAACAAAAAAGTATTGCAACCCATTGAGGATCGCAACAAGTCTGACCGTCAAATGGAGATGGAAGGTGGAGAGCGTGAAGCTGCTGCTGGTCGTATGTACTCCGATGCAGCGATGAAGCGTGATGCTATGAAGAAGGCTTCTGGTCGCAAGATGAAGCGTTAATGGCTAAAAAGAATCCTAGTCTGTCTGTTGGGCGTGGAGAGAAGCTATCTGTAAAGGCTGGCGCTGGCTTGACTGCAAAAGGTCGAGCCAAGCTAAATCGAGCTACAGGCAGCAATCTCCAAGCACCAGCACCTAACCCCCGTACCAAGTCTGAAAAAGGGCGTAAGGCATCATTCTGCGCCCGTATGTCTGGAGTTGTGCGTAAGGCTAAAGGACCAGCGACTAGGGCTAAAGCATCGTTAAGGAGATGGAAATGCCGATAAAGAAGGGTTTGTACTACAACATCAATAAGCGCAGAGAGAAGGGCTTACCACCTAAAGAGCCAGGACAGAAAGGCTATCCAACCAAGGAAGCCTTTGTCCGTTCTGCTAAGACTGCAAAGCGCAAGACTAAGCGCTGATATAGCTGATTACGCCTTGACCTAGATTATCAACATCCTGGTCTTGGCAAATAAGTAGGTCAAGGTAATACATAGTTACTTGGGATTTGCCGTGCTTCATTCGATCAACATACGAGTTTAAGGTGTTGACCATATCCCAATCTTTTGTAAATCCAATTAGGCAGCCAAAGTTATCAAACATCCAAATATTGTTGTATCCAAGCTCTGACAGCTTTTGATTCATTGCGTGGTATTTAGCGTATTGATCGGGTAACTTAAAATCTTCTTCAATGTAGATGGGTGGCTTTTGGCTAAACGAGTAACTGTCAATCACATCCCAATCGTAACCATCCACATCAATCTTGAGTAAGCCAATATCCTTCACCTCAAACTGCTCGATTACCTTGTCTAGTAATTTATATTGCGTACCAATCTTAGCCCGATCTACCTGAACTCTGTTGCTGATTTGCAATACATTCTTATGCAAGTGCTGTAGGTGCTTATCTTCTGGCTCAATGCACACAAACTCTAGAGCTGGATTCTTAACTCCCATGGCTACCGCTAATGCACCACAGTTCGCACCAACATCCACCACCGTACCCTCTAGGTAACTGGCTAAGTGTGGTAAGAAACGGTCATACAAACGGTACTTTTCTTGATAAACCGCCACTAAGTTCCCATCATTAAACTCTAATTCCTTACCTTCTACTGTATGTATTTTCATGGTTATTCCGATGGAGTAAGTTGACCTTCGAATGAATAAGTACCAATGTGGGATAGCTGACACCATGGCGCTGCAAAGACTTGACCGCCTGATTCTCTCCAGATACGGCAAAAGTGATAGTCCTCGGACAACAAACGATTTGTACCTGGCTCAATAGAAGTAGTAAAGAACTCTTTAATTGGCTCTGCTTGCTTCATTTGACCACCCAAATCAATTACATCGTTTGAGTACCCTGGCACTAAATCACTTAACTTATCAAATACCTCACGCTTAATTAGCATGAATCCTGTACCACCATTAAATATTTCGACTGGCTCATTAATTGACACGGTTACCTCGCCCACATAGTTCACTAGGTTTACGACAAAGCTACCCGTATGGCTTTTGAGTTGATCGAATGGCACGCCACGATCCATGGCAGCCTTGACTGAATACCAGTTAATCTCCTTTTTAGGATAGATACCGCAAAGAATGTCTTTCTCAGCTCGGATCATGTGGATCACATCCTCTGCCCTAAACTTAATATCCGAATCAATAAACATCAAGTGGGTGCAATCGGTCTTTAGGAATGTGTTAGTCAATGAGTTCCTAGCCCTAGTAATCAGGCTCTCATTAAACATAAAGCTAAACTCCGCATCCACGCCATTAGCCTGGCAAGTGGTCAAGAGTTGAATGATGGACTGCGTATAAAAGCCAGCGCACATCCCGCCATACATGGGCGTGGCAATAAAAATCTTAGGCTTCTTGGTGTTCTCTTGCATTTTTAAATTCCTCGATTGGTGTTAGTTGATCTTGCGTTGCAACATAGTTATCGTGATAGCCTAGGTTCTTAATCTCTGCCACCTTAAAAAATTCTTCCCGTGTAATAGCACCTAGGATCTCCACTAGGAAGTCTTGGTGATAGCGCACTAGGATCGCTACATCGGCTTTGAAATGAGCGTGGGATTGGAACAGTAGGTACTTAGCCCTAGTGGTCTTGACATCGACCTTCAAGCCCTTGTATTCAAAATCCCAACCTGGGTCACCCCCCAAATAATTTTCAAGATTTACGGGAATATCTAGGTACTTGCTAACTGCCCACTCGCCCGTCAATCCTTCCCGACAAGTGCCGAAGTTATCTCGCTTCTTATCAACCCGCTTGTAGTTGACTAAGCCCTGATCTTTCTTATACTTGCATCGGTCTGCTGCTGCCCATGCGATCTCATAAGTATCCAAACTTGATAAGAAATAGATCATATCTTTTTGACTAGCCATTCAAGCAAGAAGGCAATCAGCACCATCATAAAGATGATTAAGCCCTTGGAAACAATTGCCAGGAAGTCATCGTCTGGCTCGTTAAAGTCTTTCATTTGGAAGCCATTAGAAGTGAAATACCAGCAATTAAAAGAATGAAGTAAACCCATAACTTCACTTGGAATCTGCGCTCTTTCGCCCACAATCCCAACATAGCGCTTTGGATTAGTTCGGAATCCTCATCCATGTAATTGACTGGTGGTGGCGCATACTTGCTGCCAATCTTAATCTTGCCTGTGTTGTACGGAACATTCATTTCTCACTCGCTTTCTTTAGTATTGCTTTAGCAAATAAAACATTCCAATTCTTATCTGGGGTGCAAGTTAAATTATTGGCTATTGCTTTTATTTCCTCATCACTTAACTCTTTTATTTGTGGTGAACAAGTATGAATGGAATCGCCAGTTACTCGTTGACCACAATCAAGGCAAGAAGTCCAAATATCTACTGGTTTGTTGTCCATTTTTACTCCAACTCCGCTATGCGGTCTGCTTGTTGGCGAAGCATAATTGATGATTGCTCCAGCATTTCATAATCAACACCTAAAGCATTATTCAATTTATATGCTAATTCGTATGCGTTCATTTCTCACTCGCTTTCTTTAGTATTGCTTTAGCAAATTCAATCCATCCTTCATTGGAATCAATAAGGTTTACAACTGCATTACCTATTTCAATTATTTCCTCATCACTTAACTCTTTTATTTGTGGTGTGGTGTAGAGTGGAAAATCATCTTTGTTGTAATGTGGTGTTCCTTCGCTTGGGACAGCCATTACATGACCATCTACAACACTTTCCCAGTAGAACCTACCAGCAACTTCTTCACCTTTCTCCAACTCCGCTATGCGGTCTGCTTGTTGGCGTAGCATAATTGATGATTGCTCCAGCATTTCATAATCAACACCTAAAGCATTATTCAATTTATATGCTAATTCGTATGCGTTCATTTCT